ATCTAGAGCTGCATTAGCAAGCGGTGATTTATTTGCTGCGATAGCTGCAAGACCACAATTAAGAAGAGGTGGAATAGTTAATGCCAAAAAAACAAACACATAAAGATCAATTAGCACATCAAAGAATATCGGATCACGAGAAACTTTGTCAAATTATGCAAAGAGAAACTAATAAAAAAATTAACGATCTACATACTGATATCCATAGAATAGAAAAAATATTAATAACTAGCACAGGTTTTTTAATAACATCTATGGTTGGATTAATTATTGCAATGATAATTAAAATATTCTAAAAGGGTTTGTGCAACTACATAGAACAGAAACTAAATTTTTTATTACTGATTTAAAGAAAGAAAAAAAATATGATTATGAAAATTATACTCGCAATGACAATGACGGTCCAAGAACCTATAATGTCGGAGATAAGAAAATCCCATCAGTTACTACTATTCTATCAGCGACACAATCAAAAGAAAAAAGAGAAGCTCTTGATCGATGGCGAGAACGAGAGGGATATAGAAACGCTGCCAAGATAACACAAGACGCAGCTAAACGTGGAACTGAAATGCATTATGTATTAGAGCAATACATAAATGGTGTTGGATATTTAAATTTATCTGATGAAGGTGCACAAGCTAGAATGATGGCTCATCAAATTATATTAAATCTAGAACCACTAAAAGTTGTTTACGGATCAGAGGTTAGTTTAGCTTATGAAGATCAATGGGCTGGCTCAACAGATCTTGTTTGTCTTTATGATGGTAAACCTACAATCTTAGATTTTAAACAATCTAACAAGCCTAAAAGAGAAGAATGGATAACAGATTATTATTATCAGATTGCTGCATACTCATTGGCACATAAAAAAAATTATGGACCAATAACTCAAGGTATGATTTCAATTTGCACTAAAGATAAATTGTATCAAGGTTTCAAGATGAATGAAGACAAATTAAAAGAGTATGAAGATAAATGGTTCAAACGGGTTGAACAGTACCAAAAAATAAAACTTGACTCCTAAATCTTATTGTGATAAGATAGTTTTATAACAATGAGGTAACAAATGAAAACAAAAAAGATAGAACAAAAAGATTCTACTATTTACTTAATAGAACATGGAAGTAGAACTTTTAAATTCGTTGAATATAAAGAAGATGTTTGGTTAGATAAAAAGAGATATCCAAATCAAACTAAACCTTTAAACAAAAAAGGTTCAACTGAATTCTTTATTTTAATGGATAACTTAAATTTACCTTTTGCAATGTGGTCTAATATTAAAAATGTCCACAACGTTAAAAGAGCAAAAGAATTTGTACGTAACAGAGAATATCTGTAATAAGCTAAGGCGATCAGAAATGATCGCCTTAATCAAAATATCTTTTTATATTATCACCCATTATTTCTTTACTTAAATCTCTTTTACCATCTAAAGAATTTAAAATTAATTCATCAATTGTATTAGGTGCTATTAGATCTATGTAGGAAACCTTAAAAGTTTGACCAATTCTGTGAGCACGGTCTTCGCTTTGGTCCCTATGTTCAAGATTGTAACTATTAGAGAAATATATAACATTCCTAGCAGCAGTAAGGGTAAGGCCAAAACCACCAACACTAGGATTACCAACAAGGAAACGACATCTAGGATTACTCTGAAACTTTTCAACAGCACGTTTACGATTATCGACACTAACCGCTCCGTATATTGAAACCAAACTTTCTTTGCCATAGTTTTTCTCCAACATTTTTTCAATCTGTTTAATATTAAAAATATAATTAGCCCATATTATACTCTTACCAGTGGTCTCCTCCAATATGCTCTCAAGCTCTTTCAGTTTGGGATTAGTTTTAAACTGTACAATTTCTTCATTATCTGTTTTAGTAAAACCACAAGTAACCTGATGTAATTTAATAATTTCAGTCAGCTTGTTAGTGTATGAAACTTCTTTATCATAGATGATGGCCCTAGCCTCTCTCTTCAATCTAGTATAAATTTTTTTCTGTTCTTCTGATAATTCTATGTTTCTAATAAAATGTTGTTTAGGCGGAAGATCGAGACAATCCTCTTTTGTACATCTAAAAGAAAACAATTTTAATTTTTGTTCTAGCTCTTCTGTATTAATAAATTTTACAGGTATTTTTGTTGAATGTGTGCCTAGGTTTATCTCTTTCAAAATAGCATATCTGTTTCTAAATGCATAATAAGATTTAAAACCTAATAGATCTTTACTCAAAAATTCACATTGTGTATAAAGGTCTAATGGATTTTTTGTTACTGGGGAGCCTGTCAATATACGTCTATACTTGGCGAGATAACCAATTTTACACAATTCTTGCGTTCTCTTCGCACGTTTATTTTTTATTGTGGTACTTTCATCTACTATAAGAAGAGTTTTGTCACCCCTTTTTAATAATTGATGTTTTAGAAATTTTACACCTTTACTCCTTGATAGTGATTCGATATTCATTAACAAAAAAAAGAATTTGTTATATTTATATTTATCTAATTTTTTAAGGTTGTGTGTTTTCCAAATAAAGATATCAGGTTGTAGTTTAGAATGATTCTTAATTTCTTTGACCCAGTTGGTATAAACTGAGTTAGGTGCTAATACGATTACATCATTTATTTTTTTACGTTCATATAAAAAGTTAGCATTATCAATGGCCACTTTAGTTTTACCTGTGCCCATCTCCATAAAATAACCGTACGCTTTTTGTTCATGTCCTAAATCAAATGCTTTAGCTTGATGTTTGAATGGCTTAGTTTTCCACACACTTGCTTCCATGCATTCTTTTAAACTTTTTCCTTTACAAATACAAATAAAAATATATAAGCACTTCAAAGGAGGTTCTATGGATTTAGAACAAGAGTCGACCATTGCGGTCGATACCGGGATGTCAAAGGACATCGCCGATTCTTGCAATAAGTTAATAGATACTCAGAAACAGTTAAAAGCGATAGACGATAAACGAAAAAAGTTAGAAGAAGTTGAACGCACTCTTTCTGAGCAAACTATTCCAAACTTAATGCAACAGGCAGGTATTTCGATGCTTAAATTAGCAGATGGTTCATCTGTTGAGATAAGTAAAAAATATGCTGCTAGAATTCCTGCAGCTAAAAGTAATGAAGCTTTATCTTGGCTAAGAGAAAATGGTTTTGAAGATCTAATTAAAAATGATTTATCAATGTCATTTGGTATGAAACAAGATAACGAGGCAAAAGCTTTAGCAGCGGAACTCATCGAAAAAGGTTTTAACGTCAAACAAAAAACCCATGTTCATCATAGTACATTAGCTGGATTTGTTAGAGAACAAGTCGAATCAGGCAAAGATGTGCCTCATGATTTATTTGGTGTTTATGTTGCCGATAGAACTAAAATATTAACAAAGGAATAATATGCCAAAAACAGAACGAGCTCAGTCTCAAGAGCTTTCCAAAAAAACAGAGGCAAAACTTCCTGCAAAAATTGATCTTGAATCATATGCAGGACAAGGTTCGGAGTTTGTAAGTGCAAACGATCAAAAATTACCGATCCTTAAAATTCTTTATGCTAACTCACCAGTGCTAGATGAAAGTGATGGTAAATACATAGAGACAGCAAAACCAGGTGACATCTATTCAGAAACTTCTGGAACTTTATGGAAAGGCAAAGACGGAATATTAGTTGTTCCATGTCTTTACATAAATACTTACAATGAGTGGAAAGATAGAGGTGATTCACCAGGAAGACCAGTAGGTATACATACAGATCCTGCTATTATGGCTAAAACAAATAGAGGGGATGATAACAAAGATAGACTTGAAAACGGTAACTATGTAGAAGATACAGGAAACCATTTCGTTTATATCTTAGATAAAAATTATCAACCTGTAGAGCAAGCGTTGATAACTATGAAATCTACTCAAAAGAAAAAATCTAAAACTTGGAATACTATGATTGGTACAAGAAGAAAACAAGGAAAGAAATCCATGTTCAATCCACCAAGATGGTCTACAGTTTATAGGTTAAAAACTACTAAAGAATCTAATTCACAAAACTCTTGGTATGGTTGGGTTGTTGAGTTTGATAAGTTTTTAGATGAAACTAAAGACACTAAACTTTTACAAACAACACATTCATTTTATGAGTCTGCAATGAAAAGTGATATCTTTGGTAAAGTAGATTTTGTTGAAGAAAAACAACAAATGAAAAAAGCTGATGGTGTTCCATTTTAATGATCAAGGATCTCTTAAAGTTATTTCAAGGTGATCCTAGTCAGTATCTCACTACCGTTCTTACAGGGACGGTAGATGAGAGGGGCAAGCATGAAGCTGAATGTAGCACGGTTCACGAACCTGTTACTGAAGAAATTTGGAAGAAACATATATCAGGTGAATTAAGAATAGGTATTAAACCTGAAAAAGATGACGTTGTTAAATGGGGGTGTATAGATATAGATCCTCGTAGTTATAAAGATTACGCATCAAAAAAATATTTAGACATTCTTAGAAACAATAACTTACCTTTAGTACCAACAAGATCTAAATCAGGAGGTCTACATTTATTTTTATTTTTAGATGATTGGTACAAGATTGTAGATGTTAAGAAAGTTTTAAATGCTTGGAATGATAAATACTTTTTAAGTGATGAAGTATTTCCAATGAATAAAGCAATGAATATGCCTTACTATAAAGCAGATGCAACCACGGAACACGGCTATGATGATAATGGTAATCCAATACTAGTTGGTAAATTTATAGAGATAGCGAAAACAAAAGTTTCTAGTTTAAAAGAATTACAAGATTTAAAAACAGAAGATTACGAACCTGAGTTTGACTACAGTAAGTTCCCTCCTTGTATACAGAATTTATTAAGAGAGAAATGGGCAGGCAATCATAGAAATGATATTTTATTTAATGCTGGTGTATTAGCTAATAAACAAAGTGATACTGCATTAAGTAAAGAGGAGATGTTTGATGTGTTGAAAGAAAGAAACCAACAGTTTTTTGTAAGTCCATTGAGTGAAAGTGAAATAAGGAGTTCAATATTAAAATCTATTGGAGTAAAGAATTATAGTTATAAATGTCCTCCTAAGTATGGAGTGTTAAGCCCGATATGTAATAAAGAAGTTTGTAAGACTAGAGCACTAGGTATTGGTTTTGAACCACCTAATATTATTAATGATTTTACTAATATTACTTATACAAGATATATGAAAACTATTGAGTATAGTTTTAAATATCAAGACGAAGAGATTACAGTGAGACCCGAAGACATGGTTGATGAAAAAGCATGGAGAAAAAAATTATTAGGTTTTAGAATTTATTGGAAAACATTAGAGAGACCAAAAAAAGCACCACCACCTTTTGAATTATTAATGCATCACATAGTGTCTAATGCAACTGAAGATACAGAATCAAAATGGTTGGATGTGCTTAATGAAGAACAATACGACATTCTAAAAAAATTCTTTGAAGATCATTTAGAGGTAGACGACTACAAAAAAATAAAAGATGGTTTCGTTGTAGTGGACTCTAAAACACAGATTTGTTATTTTAAACAAAATACTTTAAAAAGATTCATATCAGGAAAGAAATATTTTAACACTACAAAAGAAGCAATGAAGTTATTGGATTGTCAGCATTTAGATTATCATGAAGGAGAGAAAAATGTTTGGTCTGTTAAAATGCCAGAGTTCGTTGTTTATAAAGAGGTAAAGAAAAAGGCACCACAAAAGAAAAATCAAATATCAGAATTAGATGACGAATACCACACAGGAAAATTCAGAACTTAAACTTCTAAAAGAATTTAAGAAAAAGACTATAAAAATATTTGGGCCACCAGGTACAGGAAAAACTTTCACACTTATAGAAAGAGTATTAAAAGGCCATTTAAAAAAAGGAGCTAGACCACAACAAATAGCTTTTTTATCTTTTACAAATAAAGCTGTTAATACTGCAAAAGAAAGAGCTCTAGAGGCTTTTCCTCAATATCAAGAAGATGACTTCAGTAAATTTAGCACCTTACACAGATACTGCAGAAAATTTTTTGAAGAAGAAGTTTTTGACCCTAAAGATTGTATGATTGATTATGCATTACAAAATCATATTGTAAAAAGAACAGACTCAAGATTATCTGAAGATGACTTTACTTATAAAGATTGGTCCTTACAAATATATAGCAAAGCTAGAAATTTAAGACAAAGTCCAACTACTATTTACAAACAAGAAGCGTATAAAAGAGATAATCTAGATGTTTTTGTAAGAAAGATAAGAACATATGAGCATTATAAAACTTCTGGTGGTCAGAGATCTTTCATAGATTTTGATGACATGATTGAAAGAGCAATACATGAAGTAAACTTTCCACCATTAGATATTTTAATTTTAGATGAAGCTCAAGATTGTACTCCTCTTCAATGGGATGTAATTTATAAGATGGCCAAAAGAGTAAAACGTATTTATCTTGCTGGTGATGATGATCAAGGTATATACAAATGGAATGGTGCTGACCCGTTATATTTTACAGATTATTTTCCTGGTAGAAAAGTTAGATTAAGAAAGACAAGAAGATTTGGGGAGGCTATACATCACTTCTCACAAATTATTCGTAGGGGCATACAAGGTAGTATAGAAAAAGAATACCTGCCTTCAGATAAGGATGGTTATGTAAAAAGCTATTTTGATTTTAGCGACATACCTATAAAAAAAGAAAAGGGAACTTGGTTTATATTAGGTAGAATTAACAGCACTGTTAATGAATTAAGGATGATAGCAAAAGATGCAGGATTATATTTTAAAGATAACCACGAGAATAAATGTTTTGATCAAAAACAATGGCAAGCAATTAAGTCTTGGACAAGACTAAGTAATAGTAAAAAGATAAACAAACATGATGCTCAAAATTTATACAGATATGTTCGTGAGTTATCGCAAACAAGTTTTAGAGGAGATAAGTTTTGGATGGGAGAACCAGACTTTAGAGATTACAGTTTTGAAGAACTAAAAGATTGGTGTGGTCTTGCACTACCAGATAAATCTAAAAAGAAGCCATGGTTTTGGATATTGAGAAGAAACTTTAAACCAAAACAAACTAGACACTTTATTAGACTACTTAGAAACTATGGACAAGAAGAATTAGATCAGGATCCAAAAATTATTATAGATACAATACACTCTGTAAAAGGTGATGAAGCTGATCATGTAGTCATGTACAGTAAAGGTAATTATGCATCAGACTTTGGACATAAAAAAAGAGATGATAAAACAGATGAAAGGAAAGTTTGGTATACCGGAGTCACTAGAGCAAAAAGAACTTTACATTTACTTCGAACAGACTATAAATATAACTATCCATTAGGAGCAGATTATTTAATCTATATTAAGGAGAAAATGAATGACTGACGTAGGAATGTTTGACAAAATAGATGATCCTAAAGATAGGCAAATAGGCGGCCGACACTATAAGGGTTATGCCATATCACCATATGATTTCATATCACTAAACAAATTAAATTTTTTTCAGGGGGTATGTATTAAATATCTTGTAAGGTATTTAGAAAAGGGTGGAGAAGAAGACTTGCAAAAAGTAAAACATTATTGTGATTTAGAAATATCAAGATTACGTAAAGATAAGAAGATTATTGAAAAAAGAAAAATGCGAAAATAATGAGTTTACAACTAACAATGAATTTTAAAAAACACATTTGGTCGTGCCCATCTGAATATAAAGATTTAACTGGAGCTAAAGAAATAGCAATCGATTTAGAGACAAAAGATGATGGATTATCTGATGGTCTAGGTGCAGGCTGGGCTTTAGGTAAGGGTAATATTATTGGTTTTGCTGTAGCTGTAGAAGGTTGGCAAGGTTACTTTCCTTTTGGCCATTTCGGTGGGGGTAACATGATACCCGAACAAGTTAAAAATTATATGAAGAAAGTTTGTGCTTTACCATGCACTAAAATTTTTCACAATGCTCAATACGATGTAGGTTGGTTAGAAGCTGAGGGTATCAAAGTTAATGGCGATATAGTTGATACTATGATAGCGGCAGCCATAATTGATGAGAATAGATTTTCTTATTCTTTGAATGCATTATCTGTAGATTACTTAGGAGAGATAAAAGCAGAAACTGATTTGAAAGCTGCAGCGGCTGCACATGGTGTAGACCCAAAAGCAGAGATGTGGAAGCTACCTGCTGAGCATGTAGGATTTTACGCTGAACAAGATGCACGCCTCACGCTCCTATTATGGCAGAGATTTAAGCAAGAGATAGCTCAACAAAGCTTAACAACTGTTTGGGAATTAGAATCAAAACTATTACCTATCTTAATAAAAATGCGTCAACGAGGAGTGAGAGTGCAGGTAGACCGTGCTGAATCATTAAAAAAAGAAATGATACTCCAAGAAAAGAAAGTATTGCAAGAAATAAAAAAAGTTTCAGGAGAAGAGGTCGATATTTGGAACGCCAGAAAAATAGGAACAGCTTTTGACAAATTAAAAATAGATTATCCAAGAACTGCAAAAACTGGTGAACCTTCATTTACTCATAACTGGTTAGTTAATTCTAATCATAAACTAGCAAAGTTAGTATTACAAGGAAGAGAACTTAATAAATTTCATGGAACGTTTTTAACTTCTATAATGAAGTATCAAGTCGAAGGTAGGATACATGGTGAAATAATGCAGTTGAAATCTGAACATGGTGGTACAGTGTCAGGAAGATTAAGTATGTCTAATCCAAACTTACAACAGGTGCCTGCTAGAAACAAAGAGTTTGGTCCTAAAATTAGATCATTATTTATACCAGAAGAAGGCCATCAATGGGGAAGCTTTGATTACTCGCAACAAGAGCCACGGATGACGGTTCATTATGCAGCTTCTATCGGTGATGGGTATGAGGGATCACAAGAATTAATTGAGTCTTACAAAAATGCAAAAGCGGATTTTCATCAAACAGTTGCAGACTTAGTGGGTATTGAAAGAACTCAAGCTAAAACTATTGGATTAGGTTTAATGTATGGTATGGGAAAAAATAAATTAGCTATTAGTTTAGGTGTTACTAAAGAGGAGGCTGATGTTTTAATTTCTAAATATAATCGAAAAGTTCCATTTGTAAAACAGTTGTCTGATAAGTGTATGTACACAGCTCAAGAGAGAGGTGTGATAAGAACTAAAAAAGGTAGAAAGTGTAGATTCGATATGTGGGAAACAAAAGACTTTGGTTTACATGTTGCTGAAAAAGAAGATAATGCAATAGCTAAATATGGAAAAGAAAATATTAAACGAGCCTATACCTACAAAGCTTTAAATAGATTAATACAAGGATCCTCAGCAGATCAAACAAAACAAGCTATGATAGATTGTTATGAAGCAGGACATCTACCTATGTTACAAATTCATGATGAGCTTTGTTTTAATATAAAGAAAGAAGAACAAGCAAAAGAAATAAAAAAAATTATGGAGCAAACGATAGAGTTTAAAGTTCCGTTTGTAGTTGATTATGGTTTGGGTACCTCCTGGGGTCAGGCGAAGTAACGAAGATATAGCATATTGTGCAGGCCTTTTTGATGGAGAAGGTTGTGTGATGTATAAACAATATCCTAGATCTAGAAATGAAGGTAAGACTTCTCATTTAGTTTGGAAAATTACTTTAGAGATTAATATGATTGAGTTAGACCCATTACATTATTTTTATAACACATTTAGAGTCGGAACAATTTCACACAAAAGTAATCTTGGTTTTAGTAGAAAAGATCAATGGCGTTGGAGATGTTCTCATAGACAAGCTTTTGAAGTCGCAAAAAAAATATATCCATTTAGTATTGTGAAGAGACCAAAATTATTAAAGGTTATAAATCATTATGAGTATGAAAAGCCGATAGGTGTCCTGCAGAAAAAATACGATTTTTCAAAATTTTAAAATTTAACTTAAGCTTGTGCTTGAGCTAAATTTTCCTGTACATCCTGATATTTAATCGTGTTTCTTGTAGATCTAATATCAGTTTCTGTTTTGTGCATCTCTACAGTAACTCGGCCATTCAAAATTAAATCAGATGACCACTGGTTCTCAAGTTTCTGGAGCTTCACTAACAGTCTTCTTTTCTCCGGACTCATCAAGTTCCTCATAAGTTATGACGGTTTTTTTATGATTATAAAAGTCCTCATCTAAGGCAGTTATAATCCCGTCTTTTACTCGTTGTGAAAACCTATTCAATGCCTCTATGACTGTATCAGCTTTGATAATATCCCTCAGATATTTACCACATGCTCTAGCTTGGATACGATAAGCTTTCATAGGATATAATATTAAAATTTATGCACCATGTCAACATCGGGGTCACTTGACAGGCAATATACCTCTTTATGGGTCATAGATAGCCCTTTTTTTGCGATTTCGTCTTGATAGCGGCTGAGATAGCTATAGAACTTAACTGAGCAATCAGCATGGCTTATAGCTCCAGGAATATATACCTGTGTGCATTGATCGTCCATATTTGGATGGTCATTACAGACATATCCGAATATTATCATTGCATAAACAAGTTTCATGAGAATACATACCATTTTTTTAAGTTCTGTAAAGATATGCTTGACTTATTATAATATCTTATCTATATAAGTTACCGATGACAAAAATGACAGATGAAGAATTTGCAGCTTGGATAGCACAGAAACAAGATTCTGGAGATTATTCAAGAGATCCCTACAAAGTGGGTTCATGGCAAGAAAAAAGAATAGCTGCTATGAATAGAGCTTCATTCAACAAAGGAATGTCTTTTGACGAAAATAATCCTTGGTTTGATCAATGGGTTGCAATACTCAAGTCTAAGGCAAACTCACTTCAAGAGTTTAAAAAGGAGGAATGGTATGTTCGATCAAGAAAACAATCTTAGTTTTACAATAGCCAGTTGGTTAAGACATCATAGAACAGCAAACGGTCTTTTACAATCTGACATTGCTAAAATATTAAATGTATCACATCAAAGTATTAATAAATATGAACACGGCATTTGTAGAATGTCTGGTGATTCATTAGTAAAGTTAACTAATCATTATGGCTGGAGTCTTAATGGTTTAATAAAAAGGAAAGGAGACAATTATGTCTGAGGAAACTAAATTATTAACAGTAATTACCGTAGCTATCATAGCTTTATTCTTAACAGCATGCTCTGCCACATATACTGTTAAGTTTGGAAAAAAATGCACACCTGATCATAAAGAGTGGTCATATGTATGGTTTGTAGAGAAAGAAGGAAATAATGTTGCAAAAGAAAACTGTAAGGAGAAAAAATAATGCCAAGATGTTACGATTATAAAGTTAAAGTTAATTTTGTATCTTCAGCTCATGGACAAAGAAAATATCTCACAGATAAAGAAATATTAGAAGAAACAATAAATCTTATGAGGGCTTATCTGTCTGGAGTAAAAAAGTCTAAGTATTTTAAGATCGAAAGAAACTATACAATAGCTAAGTGGGCAAAGGAACAAAAGAAAAAATATGGACGTAAGACTTCTTAAAATAAACGCAATGAAAAAATTTTATAAGTTTATGTACACAAATAATGTGGCCCTAAATTTATGGAATGAGTATAACCCAGTTGGTAAAATTTATGCAGGTTTGGAAAAAAGACAAGAGATAGCAGATAAACGTTTTAAGTTTTGTATGAATAGATCTAAAACAAGGCCGGGATGGAAAGTTTGCTATCTGAGATATTGTCAATTGGCTAAAGCTGATGATTTACTAAAATATATTAAACAAAGAAAGGAAAGACATGGACATAAATAAATGGAAAAGTATGGCGATCAGAAAAGAGGACCATACTTTATTGAAAGGACTTTGTGCAGATAAGTATAGAGCTCCTGCTGCGATGTTTCAAAAAATATTGCACGACTACATAGGATTTCAAGCTAAAAAGAAAGGAACCAGTGTAGATAAATATAAAGCAGATCTTGAAAAGAAAGGTAATAGTAAATGACTATTACCGCAGTAGATATTAAAAGAGTTTTTTTCAATACAAAAGGTAAAGAAAGTTTTACTGTAGAATATAACCAAATTACTGATGAGATAACTTTATCAGTAGACGGTATAGAAAGAAATAAATTTAAGTCTACTGATGCAGAAAAAAAGTATGAGGATTTGTTGAAATATATTAAGAATGAGTTTATAAAATTTAGAGATGTGGTTAAGAACTAAAAAATTAATTGTAAGACTTAGAATGTGGTATGCTGACATAAGGGGCCATCATGGAAAACGTTGGGATTATGAACCTGGTGATTGGTATATGGGAAGACATAGAAAAAAATGATAGGTTTATTTTTTGTAGGAATGGGTGCAATATTAGTAGCGAGTGTAATAGGTTGGTTTGTTGTAAATAATTATATCTTAAAAAATAAAGACGAATCACCTAAGTTTGATGATTTAGATTAATGAAAAAATATATAGAAAAATTTCATGTATGGCATATGGTTTATAGGCAAGAAATCGTATGGTTTACTGTTGGGTTAATTATTGGAGCTATAATTTTTTAATTCAATGTTTATTGAAGTATTAAAAGGTTTTGGATTAGTTTTAATGATTAATCCGATATTTACTTACTTTCTTATAATTCTAATTATAGGTTATTTATGGAGTAAGATTGAAAGGGCAAATGGCAAAAAAAACTAGGAATGGTGAGAGTTTTTTAACTTTACCTAATTTTAAAAAATTTTGGATATATGATCGTCCTTATGGTCATGATATCGTAATCTATTGCGAAAATCGTAAAACCACTATAAAATGTAAATGGCCCGATCGTAAAAGAGAAAAGTCAGGTCGAGTCGTAACAAAATAATCAAGGTTGCAATAAGGTTCAAAATGAGTATAGCTATTATTAAATCTTCACCGATTTGCAAAGAATGCAAAGGAAATGGATATGTCAGAGGTTCTCTGAGCACTGCTAACTGTATCTTTTGCTTCGGATCAGGACATAGTAATCACGCATCACGGGTCACGTATGACGATATGTTAAGTGTATTTGAGATGTGTGAAAATTATGTCAAAGAAAATAAAAAAGACTAGCCCAAGTGAATTAACAAAATTTCTTGTTTTGTTAAGTAAAAAACTACCCAGAAGACAGTATGATAAAGGTGTAAATATTATATCCTCTTTATTAACTGGTGTTAATTTTGGTTACGATGCAGAGGGCATTGACTTTAGATTTCACAGAGATGCGCTAGATATCTTTATTATTCACAGTAATGAAAAGGAACCACAAGCAGATGTATTACCATTTAAAGTAATAGAGGGTGGAAAGAAAAATGATGTATAATGCAAATATGAAAAAAGTAGATACAGAATTTAAAACCTTACAAAACTTTATAGTGGATTATAAATTAACCGGCGCTGAGAAAACCACATTACTGTCGGATCTCCACATTAATTACGAGGTCGCCTCTCAAAGAAAGTCTAACAAAGAGAGATACCATCGTGATTTACTCACCAGAGCTGTTAAAACTTATGGGCACTAATATTGCTAGTGACCTTATAACGGATAATCATAAATTACCAGAGGAGAAACTTTGGCGTTATGTTATTCTCAATGCTATAGAAGATGCTAGGGCTACAGCTGCAGATCGTAAGACTAGTGTATATAAATTTGATGCACATGAATGGATTCTTAATGGTAATGACTTTGAACAAGTCTGTTGGTGGGCCGGTTGGGATCCTGATGAAGTTAGATTAAATTATAAAAAGGCTTTAAAAAATCAAGCGATCGTTTTCTTAGAAAAACATATGAGATGGAATGATTACACGCAAATGTTTAAAAAATTAAAGTCCGCAAAGGATAAAGAATCACGTAAATATCTTAGAAGTAAAGTTGAAGAAGCCCGAAAGAAAGTCATGAGTGCTAAGATGATTGTTGTAACTACTTTATTTGTTTCTATTAAAGTATAGTCAGTTTATTTAATTCCGTTTCATAACCTAAACTACCTTTTATAAAAGTGTTAAAAGATAAACTTACTCTAGTTTGATCCTGTGTATTAGGGCTTACGCTATGAACCAAGCTTGATGGAAAGAGAATAATATCACCCTTACCAACCTTCCAAGAAAACTTATCACAATTAAACTCTGTAAATCTTTCTAGATTCATTTTGAGTGAGCTATATTCTTGTTTATGAAAATTTATACTGTCGTATTGGCGATTAGCTGCTAAGTAAATTACCCCTGAAACTATTGAATTTGGGTGACAATGAGCATGATGACTAGACCCCTTTTTATTAAAATTTAACCATGATTGGGTTATTATAGGTTGTACCTTTTTAAGATCAACACCGAGAACCCTGTTTAAATATTCTTTTAGCATAACTATTAATTTAATTTTGAATGATTGAAATATAGGTTCGTCTAGAACGTAAGTTACTTCTGACATTAAATTTTCTCTATTGTCTTTTAGTTTGAATTTGTTAATGAAATTTATAACTTCGTTTGTTATTTCGTTATCTATGTTATCTATGTAAAGTGGTGTTGGGAAGACTGGTTGAATATGTGCCATGAGAGATTTTTATACGAATCTTATATTATTTACAATGAGTTAGTCATGGCGGAATCTTTCTAGGACTGTAAGTTAAATTAGCGTGGGCAAAAGATGACAAACCCACGCTAAACCTAAACAACGAAGTAGTCTTCATTAAAGACATAGGTAAACATTACTGTATTAAAATAAATAAATCAAATAAAAAAACCCTGGATTTTGATAACCCAGGGTTTTTAGAAAGGAATGAAAACAAATGTACTATTATTATAAACATGTGTAATAAGGCAATCAAGTCCCGTGTAGCGTGTATATGTAGTAGTGATACAGACAGTCAAGGACCACGGGTCACGGTTCTGCCACAATTGCCACTATTGATAAAAAAAGTTTAAAAATAAAAAAGTGCGGTTATATAATAGTATATGAGGTTATCATTATGATTAATTAGGCCTGAACAAACGATATAAGACGTTATATCATTTTTTGTTCAAAATTTATGGAGCGCTAGGCTGTTCCTATATACCCACTCTTAAGAAAAAAATTATTTTAAAAAAAATTCTATAGGCCCAAAAAACTAGGAAACTAGGAAAAAGTCAATAAAATAAACACTTCTAGGTCAAAAATAACTAGGAATAAACTAGGAAAATTCCCAGAAAACTAGGAAAAATCTTGATCCAAACAATATAAAATTAATTTTTAAAAAATATTTTCCTACTTTTGGGGTATATGGGTAAACTCAAAGTATGTTATAAATAGGTCAAGATGCCAAAAAAGAAGAATGAATTAAAAACATGGACTGAGTTAACAAAAAAGCAAAAAGCTTTTGTTGATATACTGGTAGAGAATTGGGGCCAAATCACTAAAGTTGAGGCTGCCAAACAAGCTGGTTATGAGTCTAAGAAGGAATATGGCCCAATGGAAATAGCTTCCAGATTAACAAATCCTGATTTGAATCCACATGTGTGTAGATATTTAGAAAGAAGACTACAAAAAGAATTACAAATTTATGAAAAAGACAAATTAAGAAAATATAAAAGATTTGATGATTTGTCTAAGAAAGCAGAAAACAAAGGCCAACTTGGTGTAGCGGTAAACGCTGAATTTAGATCTGGCCAGATGGCAGAAATGTTTGTAAATAAATCAGAAGTTAAACATGTAGGATTGGAGGGTATGTCTCGTGAACAGCTTGAGAAACGTTTATCAGAGCTCGAACAGAAAATTGGTGAAGCGAAAAATATCGTTGACGTTACGCCAGAAAAAACTGTTACAGACTAAAGACTGGTCAAACTTTATGACTGTTTTTCATGAAGTGCATAATCCAGGAATTAATACAAGTGTAGGAACTGTTAAAATAAAAGTAAAACCTTGAAAAATACCATGGGCGAAAAAAATGTAACCTTGGAAATTGCTATGGGAAAAAAATTTAACCTTGGAAATCACCATGGGCAAAATATATGAGAAAAAAAATTAAGATCAATAAAAAGAAAAAAATTGATATTGAAAAATATCCTATGGTTGAGTGTCGTTGGCATGATATTGTTAGTGATCCGAGTTGGATAAGTTTAGATGATTTAAAAACATCTAAGTTGGCTGTATGTATTACGAAAGGGCATTTACTTTCTCAAACTGGTGGTATTACTAGAATTTTTGGTGATTACGCTATAAACGATAAAGACCCAAAAAAAATTGATGAAGTTGGAAATTCTACAATTATTCCTAACTCAAATGTTATAAAAATTAAGAAGATTTAGTTGTATAAAAAATTTTTTGTACTATATATAGTTTATGCAAAATTTTATTGGTTTCTTAATTAGACTTATTTATTTCTATCCTCTTACTCTACTTATTTTAATTCTTACTCTATTATTTTTAATTTGACATATCTTATCATATCCCATATATAGCTTTCATTAACTAAACAATGAAAGGTAAAAAATGACACAAAAACAAATAAGCAAAGACAATCGGATTTATTGGAATAATAAAATTGAAAATAAATTTGATGAAAAGAAACAAGATATTGAGAGTATGTTTATCAATGAGATAAACGAAAAAAGCGAAAAACAATATCCAAAATTTCTTAAAATTTTAGGTATTGAAAAGCACCTCAAAAAACTTGTTGAAGTACAGAAAGATTTTAACGACTTTATTCTTTCTAATGACAAAAAGAAAAATGATCTATTGCAAAAAGTTTCAAACGCTTACGCTGAAATAGAAAAAAAGTTTAAACAATGGGAAAGGTCTAGAAAATGGGACAATCGTTGCCCCTCTTTTGAGTTTTCCGACATTGATGGAACTTGTAGTATGGATCAAAAACTTGAAGAAAAACTTAAAGAAAATTGTCATCAAGAGGTTGAAAAAGCGTTTTATGCTTCGCCTAAAGCCAAAGATCTACAAAAAATTGAAGAGTGGCGAGAACAAGCTAAAGACGTTTTGCATAGTGATATGATAGGAAGTGAAGTTTTGAAAACTTTACAAAATATTTGTAAACAATCAAATATTGCTATCTCTATACCTACTGAAAAAACTTTGAAAATTACGCAAGGGGGTGAATAATGGGGTTAGATCAATTCGCACATATAAGACATAAAGACATAGACTTTAAAAAAGTTTATTCTGATGAGTATCAACCTCAAAGAGATGGGTTTGTTTGGCGAAAACACGCAAGACTTCAAACATTTATGCAAAATGTTTTTTACCAACGCAATCCAGACGCTGAAGAGTTTAATGGATTGGCGGAACTTGAATTAGATAGTGCCATTATCAAAGAACTTCGCGAAGAAGTAAAAAATGGTTATTCAAATTCTTTCTGTGATGGTGGTTTCTTTTGGGGTCATCAATTCCAAGAGGAGAGCGTCAAAGAGTATGAAAAGCAAGACTTAGAGTTTTGCGATTGGGTACTCACAGAATTAGACAAAGGAAATAAAGTTGTCTATTCTTGTTCTTGGTAAGTACTAATTTTGTTCTGTGGAAAACCCATTATGAACAAAGACGGGTTGAGTGGGTTTGTCAGTAAATAGGTTGTGGCTACAAAAAAACCTTACCTGCTTGACCCAAAATGAACACAAATAAATCTTTACATTTCCCATTTAAATAAGATATAAGTAAATATGTTCAAAACTATTATTAAAACTAACAAAGGAGTAGAAACAATGAATAGTAAGGAACAAAAACAAATGGAACAATTTAGTGCTAAACCATTAGCGCAAATTGTATTAGAACACTCTAAAGACGACGAGATTATCAAACAAATCTCGAAAGTGCATAAATTAAGAAAAGCATTTATTTTAGAGAAAATGAAAACAGATAAAAAACTTTTCACACATAAAAAATCAAAGATTATGGTTGAAGTTCAAAAAACTTTAAGAAGTATTTTTGATAGTAAGAAGTTCAAGTCTGAAAATTCCGACTTATACGAGCAATATAAAACGGAAACAACAGCAACAACTTTGAAAACAACAAGAGTATGATTTTCAAACTTTTAGCAAAACTCAAGCCCATTAAATATAATGATGGGCTTGGTGCAATTAAACCAAAACCACTTTCAAAAGTGCATTTACAAGGTCAGCATGTTGAAAGATTTTTGAAACATAAAAGAGGTATTAATGGTAGTAGACAGAAATAACGAAGGTGCTTGGCGAATATCAGAAACTATAAATGGATATTTACAAACAAAAGTATATTATTTTTACACTAAAAAAGAGGCAATAAAACTATTTAAAAAGTTTAGAAAGGATTTAATTAATGGCAAATTATAGTTCTCATATAGCTGAAATTATGAGAGATTATAAATTGATGAGTAGAGCTTCATTTTTAAGAGTTCATAGTGAGCAAGACTATCAAGACGCAAAAAGAGAAGTTGAAAAACAACAACATGAAGAAAGGATTGACGGGTTAAGATATGGCAAATAGTGATTTAGATAAGGTACTTGAATATGTTAATAACTCAGCCAATAAATCGCGAGATTACTTGTTTCAAGATTATTGCAAAGACAATGACCAGTTAAATAATACCAGGCATATAACAACAATAATAGTTTGTGAGCAAGTTGCTAAATTTATTAAAAGATTACAGGAAAAAAAATAATGTACGAAGAAGAAAAAAATGTAGTGTTCACTTGTAAAAAACACGGCAAAGAGCAATATTTCAAAATAAAAAAATTCGAGGTAGATTATCATAATCTCGTTTATGTTTGGTTTGATCTGGGTGGTGTTGTTGAAAAAATGTGGGTGAAAATAGCTAAAGGTAATCAAAAAAAGGGTAGAGGGCTATTGTATAACAAACCAGCATTATTGAAACATTTAAAAGTATTTGATTTTGTTCGTTATAAAACTGATGAAGAGGGCATAACTAGAGCAATAATTAAGACTAATTGATATGTTTGGAATAGAAACAGAATTATTAATCTTTTATTTTATATCGTTTTTTGTAGTAATATTTTTGTTGATTGATTAAGTTTCTTGACTTAAAAGAAATTATGAAAAAGCGTGAAAGTTTATTGTGGAAACGCATTAAAACATTAAAGTTAAAAGGTCAAATTTTTCGCATAGAAAGTAATACTATCAATGGAATTCCAGATGTTTATTGGTTAATAAATGGTCAATCAATTTGGTTAGAATTAAAATCTAATAGTATCAAGAATTGTGGTCTTTCAAAGTACCAAATCAACTGGCACAACAGACATTTCAGAAATGGCGGTCGCTCATTTATCTTGCAAAGAGATCACTCTTTGCGACAGCTAAAACTATATGAGTTACAAGGGTCGAGGGTCGTGAAACTTGTTGCTGAGGGCGTTGATGATAACGGAACGCTAGACTTACACTTTGATTGTATGCGTT